CCCTGTCAGTAGCCTCTGCAACATCCAGCACCATCTGTGCCAATACATGTCTCAGAACTTTCAAGAATGCTTTAAAAGACAGCCTGGTGACAGAATTCACCCAATGCGCAGTTAAAGCATAGTTCAGCGAAGAAAGAGAGTTGTAAGCAATTGAAGATTCCACGGAACTCGTGAACTCGATCTCAAAGAAACATGTCATATTCCCGCAGCCATAAACAGCGGAAGTATTTGAATAGAAAACCTCAGCAACTCCAAAGGTATAAAGCCTTCGGTCATAGTTGGTAGGATCCACATTCACATACTTCCACTGATCACGATCAACAGGATAGTACACGTTGTTAAACTTCGACTTGATGTCACCGGACTTCGTCGTACCCCTCTGTGAAACCCCCGCCCTGGTAGGGACAGCGGTGAAAGCAGCTCCCGCGAGGAAGCTACTCCACACCGTGCCCGAATCAGTTGAGGGTCCATAAGGGACGTACTCTAAGTCTACGGATCGAACTCTGAATCTCTGGTACAGCGGCCCAAAGCCGTCCGCCACTCTCGATCCAAACAAATAAGCGTTAGAGGCTCCAATGTTCTGTTGAGTAGTAATACCCATTTCAGTAACAGCAGAGGCAGTAACATCAATCATAAATGTTTGGCCGACAAGATTCAAGATTTCATTACCCTGCTCGTCGCGGTACCTCCTCTCCTTTAGAGGGGGCAACGAAACTGTTGAAGCAGAAGCAAGAGGAAGTGAGGAAGTGGAAATAACTGGTTGAACTTCTTGTGCCGCCTTTAGCGCCATATGATCAGCCTGTGTTTTCACTTCTCCGGAAATGATTGGAATTTTCTTGGGCAACTCATTCGACAACTCTGAAATATTCTTCAAGACGTCACCAGTGTTATCCACCACCTTCGTTATGGTGGTCGGAAGTTCACTGATGGCCTTGATAGGATTATCCATAAAGTCGACTGCGTTTCCAATCACAGATTTACCTGTGTCCAATATCTTTCCAAAATCGATGTCCATAAGTCCCGAAGAACTTTTGACGGAATTGTTCGTTAGATGTTTGATGGTAGGCTTGCTTGACATAACCTGCTTCGAAACAACCGTTTGTGGTTGCTTCCTTCCCTCGGGGATTCCAGATTTCGGCCTATTAGGCTGATTCTGCACCGGTATCTTACCGGTATCCTTCGAAGCAGTGGGTTTGTTAACATTCAAGGTAACCATTGAGCTCAGATGATAAAAGACTAATTAAAATTTCGTTAATCGTATCACCCAAATTCTCATCCATCAATTTAACATCCGATATACAAAGCGGTAGTTCCCATGAAAATCCACCTGGACCTATTTCCTCCTGTACAGCAATGCGTTGGCAATGCAAGAGATATTCAATCTCCTGCATTATTTCATCTTTAGCGAACCAACGTGCTGCCGCACCGAAGAAAATTGTTGTCAAGGGTCTCGAAACGTGACTCTGATGTATCAGCTCCCACGATTCCGCCTCTATCTTGAGACGGGATTGAAAGCTCGACCATTTAGTCATTTCCAAAGGCTCTTGATCACCTGATCCAAATAGGGACAAAGCACCAGATTGAATAAAATGTAGAATGGAATAGTAAGCGAAACTGTTAGACCAATCGGCCTCCTCGAAAGGACGCTGATGTAGACACTTGGGCATAACCCAGGGTATATATTTGTTAACAGTCACTCCTCCCAAACCATTCGTCTTCTCCCGCATATAAAACTCATCACCAGACGACACCGGATAATCCCACAAGGAAACTTGAGGAAGACCTGCGCCGCCTAGTGACGAGTCAACATAAGGAGAAGAATAGTGCTTGTTCCAGACTCTTCTAGTCTGATTTTCAAAATAGGAAGATATCTTTCTGACATCACAAGAACGATGATCACGATAGAGTTCTGCAGCGTCGAAACGGAGAAGATCGTTAGTCCAACCTAAGGTCGGGCCTCCAACTTCTTCCGTCTCTTCACTGCAGCGTTTAACGTGATTATCGTGCAGAATTGCTTGATTCAAGTATGGGATTCGTCTCATATGCCCATCTTTCCCCCGTCTAAACTCAACAGAGTTGATATTGCAGAATTGCTGAGAACTACGAGTTTTTCTCTCGTTAATTTTCAAGCCTACCTCATTAGAAGTAGTTCTGTGTCTTATCTTTTGAGTCTCGACAGCCAGGGTGGCAGATCTAAATGTAGTAACTGAATCATCACCATTAATCGTTATGTCAGAAAGTTCCTCCTTGGGAACCGCAAGCAAATCATCACGCGTAAAGAGTTCACCATGTGGACCAGAGACAAGTTCGCCTTTTGAATGTAGGAAGGTCGCCAAATTAATTGCCGACAAGATAGGAAATGATAAGATATTCCCTTGGAGCTGACCATTTGTTTGCACAAATGAAATCTGCTTCAAGTATTCTTCATCCGTTCCCTTTTTCTTCTTCCACACCATTTCTAAGACGCCTTTTGCTTCCAACGCTTTCATCCTCCCAAGGGTGGAAGGAAAAACCGGAAGGTCTTCTGGCCATGTATACTCAATCCTACGAGCTCCAAAACTCTCAATAGCATATCGATAATCATCACTGTCAGTAGTAAGTCCCATAGCTCCCAGAGCAAACCCCAAAGCGGCTACAGAGTAGTCACTTCGGAGATTGTCCGTTGCGGAGGAATAGTCGTACGAATGAAAAGCACGACCTTCATCAGGGAAATGAGATTCCATGAAATCAGGACTGACCTCAGACAAGCCATCAGCACCTCCTCTCATTGTTGAGTGTATAGAATTCTTCCACTTATGTAGAAGATATTCTTGCACCCGACGAGGGAGATGTTGGTGTCTATCCGAGCTAACTGTGATAAACCGAAATTTTGCAGGTTCAGAGAGAACTGTTAAACTCGCAGGAGAAATCACCGGAGATTCCAGTGATTCTACGTGTTGATAAAATGCTTCAAGAATTGAACAATCATCCCGAAGTTCGCCACGATCATACGATGCTTGAATTCCCGCCCGAAGACCACCCTTATAGTAAGGATGTTCATAGGTAGCGTGAATTGTAGGTAAGACCGGCTTTTCTCTGTCAAGAAGGACAGGGGAAAACAGGTAGTCGCATGTCGCTCGTAGCGTTCCAAGGAAGGATTTATCCATCGGGGTCTGCGGAGTGGTAGTTACCAACTCTACAAAATCCAAGATGGACCGTGCTTTCAGCTCAGAGGGAATCTTAGTGAAACCTTTCTTTGCCGAGGCCAGGCTCATGAGAATGCAGCGTGCATGGCATGCCACATTCCCATAAGGGCTGAACTGATCAATTCTTGCTCGTTTAATTTGCTTTAAGAAAACTCCCCCCCAGAGCCATACAGTAGGCTTCCAGGAGGGACTCCCCTTTTCAGTTGATGCGAGGGCCGTCATATTCTCCTTCAGAAGCCGCAAGGCTTCTGGGGGAGACGCGATCCAACAATCAACAAGTTTCGTTATAGTGAAACTCACACCTAGATCCAGACGACGAGTATCTGAATGTCGTACCACATCCGTTAGGAATAGAAGTGGTTCGATAAGTGCCCTAGAGCTAGAAAGGAGAAAGTCAATCTCCTCTCTTCTCAGTGCGACACTATAGATGCGTAAAGTCTCATCCATTACTGACTTCAGAGTCAAAGGCAACAGCTCTGCGAACAAAACTGCCGTCTTATCTGCTGATTTATCAGCGGCCAAGAATGAAGGGCCAGGCTGGAAGGCGTTCAGTGCATTAAAATTCAAGTTAGAATAGTACTGCATTGGACGTC